TACAACAACTTGAGCGCCGTATTGCAACACGTTTTGAACTGCCCACCAATACGGTCTGAATTTATTTTCTGCATCAAATGTAAAACCTTCTCCTGAACTACCCGATAACTTTCTCAGTTCATACGTGTTGCCGTATTTGCTGTTTAAAAGGCCTATTGCACCGCCTGATGAGATTCCATTGGTGCCGCTAACTCCATTCATTATGATGGATAATCCGTTTTCGGTTCCGGATGTTACTCCGATCACTTGTTGTACCAGTATTTTTACTCGTTCAAACCAGTCACCGATCGACTCGATTCTCATTGCACCGTTTTCTATTTCTCTGGCTGTTCCTAACAAATGCAGATCCGGCGCATAACATGCAGCAATCGTATCAGAAATTCCCGGCAGTCGAACAGGAAACACGAATGAATCGTCTGCTAGTCTTATTTGAAGTTGTGGTCTTGGTCTGGTTGCCATTTTTTATTCTCCTTTAAACTTCTTATTTATAATTTCAGAAATTTTAGAATTTATTTTTAGAAAAATTTATTTTGTCGATATAAATCTATCCATTTTTTTGAATTTTCTTTAAAATCGACCAACATCCAGTTATCTGTTGTTTGATTGTTTGGATCGGCTTCTTCATTAGATTCGTTGACCGATACTGGATCTCCGTTTAGGACGTATCCAAACGGAAGCAAGTCTTCTTCTATTTTTTTCATGTCTTGTGAATACATTTCTGTTCTTATATCAGAATCTGTGATATTTTTGAAAAAATCCTGTCTTGTTGCCCAGGAAAACAAAACTAGAGTCATCGTTAAATCATCTGTATATCCGTCTTCTGCTTGAAAAGAAGAATGATTTGCAATAAATGTTGTAAGTTCTTCGATAATATCCGAATCTTCTATGATAAGTTTATCATTTTCTATTAAATTTTTCAAAACAGCACAACCAACCTTTTTTACAATCTGACTGGTTTTGATTCCAAGTTGACGAGATTTTTTGCTACCAAAACCTTCGTTCAAAACTTGGCCTTTTCTTCCCAACACATTAGACTTTACCAAATTTTCGTATTCTAAATCATTATGTAATATATCCGCAACCTGAGAACCTATATCATTTAATTCTACCATAACATAGGCATTGTTATATCTTCCTGCTACTGCTCGTATAATAGACGGAAACAGTAAAGGAGAAACTGTATTATTTTTATATTTTGCAACAATTTTATACGGAAACTGGGTTATGTCTACAACGGTGAACGCACTATAGTCTTTTCCTTGTCCTCGTGCCACGTCTACGGTCATGAAATAGATATTGGATCTGTCCTCTTGCGTTGGTTCTGGTGGATGTTCCATTATTGTTAGTCCATCATTGGTTTTTGATATAGGTTTTTTCCATATCAAATTATTTAATTTTTGAGATGAAATTAAGGTATTTGTGGATCCCACAAAATCACATACAAATTCTTCTTGAAATTGTCTTTCCGAAGAATTTCGTATTGTTTCTTTTTTCCATTCTTCATCCCGTGGAGGTCCTCCTGGATATTTTGGAACTTCATTCCATGCAACTTCTATTGGAATATATTCATTTTGTTTACTTTGAGCCCCTTTCCAAAATCGATAAAACATATTTAAACCTTTAGGAGTTGAAATCATTATGACTCTGGTTGTTTGTCCTGCTGTAATTGTAGGATAAACGGAACTAAAGAATTCTTCTGCAACTGTTGTAGGAACGTGTGCATATTCGTCTAAAAGAATAACGTTATATGAACCACCTCGAATTGCACTTGAAGAGGTGGCTGCTGCTATGATACGAGATCCATTTTCTAAAACAATAGAATGTTTGTTCCATTCTTGAACTCCTTGTTGCAACCATAAAGGAAGATATTCATAAGAAAGTTTTAAACGAGCAAGAATTTCTCGTGCAGTGGATTGTTTGTTTGCCAGTATCGCAATACTAACACTTTGGTTGAATAAAATATAATGTAACAGATAAGAGGCAACTGTTGTTGTTTTTCCACTTTGTCTTGGTAATTTTGCTATGACGAATCGATTGTTGTGTATCAGCTCAATCATTTTATTTTGATACGGATACATCTCAAATGGAACAAGACCTTTATCGAGTGAGATAACTTTGATATATTTTGATATAAAATAACTGGGATCTTTTGCACATTTTATATATTCTTCTATTTGTTCTTTTGTAAATTCTAATCGCTGACCTTCTGGTTTTAGATTAGTATTTCCCAAATATCCAGGCTTTTTCATTCTGTTTCTTCTTTTTCAAAAACTTTCAATGGACTTCTTTCTTTGTTAATTAAATTTTGAAGATCACTGGTTGATCCAACGTATATTGAATTGTTTGTTGTATTTTTAACTGTAATTTTTTTGGATTCTGTGTTTGACATTTTCTCATGTATGTCCATTAGATCTTTATTCATTTCGCTCAGTGTTTTAATCATATTAGATAAAACTTCATATGCTCGTGGAGAATCGGATTCTGTTGCCACTTTCAATATGCCATCTAATGCACTCATCCCTGTATCGATAAGAGACGATATATTTTTTCTAGCAGAATTAAAATCTCCTACAAGATCAGTTGATTCTTTTTCTGGAATTGATTTCACAATAGCAGTTTCTTCTAGAACCTTTTCTGGAACAAAATCTATATTCAATGCACTTGATATTTTTTCGTCACTGGATTTCATGGGGCATTTCCCGGAGACCATGTAATAGATGAAGGACCTATATTGGCGTTTCCTGTGTATCCAATATCTCCAATGAATGTGTTTCCAGTCATTCCATCGAAAAAATTAATATCAGTTGTTTCGATAATTCCAATTGTGTTAGTTTTTGTTGGAGAATATATATAACCTTTCATATTAAACTGTAAAACAGAAACAATCGATCTTCTTTGATCGAATGTTCCTTCATAATCTTCATTGATGTCTACGTCCATTAGGACAATAGGAACATCTACTCGTGTATACAATTTATTCATATTCATTGTAACAGTAAAATCTGGAGTGAAATATGGAACAATTTGTTCTATTACTTGTAGAGAATGTTGCATGCTTCTAGAAAATACATACAAAGCAAAAGTAAAGTTATAAGGAGATTCAGAAAAAGCTTTTAACGAAACTCCATCTACGATTTTTCTTTTTTCTTTTAATTTATTTAATCGCCTTGATGCATCATATTGAATATTTACTAATTCAAATCCTATTCTTGGTAAATCCATTTGAATGTGTGTTTCATCTGAAATTCCACTTTCGTTTATTATCAATTGGATGAATTTTTCTTTGGGTCCAAATGAGATAGGAACTCTTCTTTTTTCAACTTGACCGTTTCGTTCTGTCATTGTGTATACAGAACTAAACAGAGATCCAAATGCAATAACATGTTTTTTGATAATGTCGTCAAAACCATTGGTTAGTATTTGATTAAACATTAATAGTTTCCTTCCGAAAACGGATCAATATCACTGAAATCGAAAATGGTAATAGTTTTTTGTTTCAGATCATTATTATCGTTTATATTTTTCCCAATAAAGGGATCTGTAGGAATAATTCTGTCACTAGTTGTTCCGGCTATTCGGAAATAATATTCTGCACCAGAAATACTGCCCTTCACGGTTTCTGTTTGATTGTATGAGAACGAACCACTGATTCCACTCAGATACAGAGTGTTCATAGTTGTTCCGTGAATGATATCAACAACAGTCGCAGTTGCAGTCGCATTGGCAAGAGTTGCACCATTTCCAGTTACTCCTAATACTTGGAATACAAATTCGCCGTCTCTGATTTCATTAGAACCAGTAATAGGAGTTCCATGAATGTATGCTAGAGTAGCAGCAGTTTTTCTTTTTGTTTCTATGACATCTATATCAGTAATTCCAGTATCTATAGATTCTCCATCGTATGTGAACAATTCTAGCGTAAGCACATAGGTGGTTAATCCTCCCAACTGATAAAATGGAAATTCATCTTCCACATAATTAATTTCAAATAAAGATTTGGATAACGGAAGATAGATAAGATCTCCGGTGCGAGGTTTCATTATTTCATTGCGCTTGGTTTTAATTTCTTCTTCGAATCTAGTTTTAGACAATAAAATGGTACAACGATCGGTTATTTGTACTCCAAATTTCGAAATAATATCTCTGTTTCCTTGAAATCGATCAACATCTACAAGATAAGCTTCTATTGGATATCCTTCTGTGAATTTTGCTTCTGGATCTTCTCCAAATATTTTATCTATATTCAGATAATCTCTGGGTATATACAAAACATCTCGACCCATTGCACGAATAGTTTCAATGGTTAATTCGTTGATTAGTCTTTGTTCTCTTTCAGAATCGTATGATCTGAAATATGGGTTTGTTGCCATTAAATTATCCTATAAAAAAATCAGAAGGTAGTTCGTGTGTTAATCGTATTTCGTTTTCAATTACTTCTATTTCTTGCATTGCCTCTTGTTGAATTGCTGTACCGCGTGTTGTGATGCCTCCGGGCAATTGAACTCCGTCGAATTTTGCCATATTTGCACCCCATTGTCGCTTAATCAATGCAGTAACATACTTTTTTAACAATCTATCGTCGTATATTTCAGTATATTTATTGGGATCTAGTGCAGCATATGCCTCTATTACCATAACTGATCCCTCTGTTAATTCTTCCATAGAACCGTCAATATAAATTCTATTTTTAACTTTACTGAATCTTATAGATTTTTCTGGGGCAAAAAATTGTTCAATTAAATTTATATAACGCTTTGTTGCACTATATTGGGGAAGTCCCAATGAAGATTGTGATGCTAGTCCTCGATTAATACCGAAATAATCGGTCAGAGCAAGTTGATATCTGATATCAAACATATTGATATTCGCAAAATTACTAAATCGAAACAAGCGAATAACACTAACTATAGTTGAACCATCTGGTCCATCTCCAGTTATTCCTGAAGGATTCACTAAAATTTCTGTGTCTATGTATCTTTTTTCTATATTATCCGCAGTCATGGTGTGTTTGAAATACACCTTTTCTACTCCATCAAAGTGTCTTTCTGCAAATAATTCTAAAGCATCGTCTACTCGATCCAGACACTGCTCGTGATCGACATTGATGTCTATTACTGGATGGCCAAGTGAACGAAGGGCATATTTAATAATTTTATCTTTTGAATTGACATTTCCCATTAATTTTGCTCCTGTTTATTTATAAGGAGCCTGTTCTTGAGTAAATAAAATTAAGCTTCAGGATCTTTCGGAGAAGTTACGGGAATTATTGTTAATTCTTCCAATTTCATCTTTTCAATGTAAGCCCTTCGAGTCATCGGGGAAATAGACTCTTCTGGTGCAGATTCTTTGTAATTAGAAAATCCTGGCATTTGCAATGGACAAGAGAGTTTAGGATAATCCAATTTACTGTATTCATCTGATGTTCCATTGAGCCAAGTTAACGGTTTGTCTCCACAGCCACAGCCTCCGCAAAAAAATTTTTCAGGAGTTGCACTTTTTTGTAGATATTCACAGGGAGGCAAAACCCCCCCTGTGTCCTTATTGCCAAAACAACTAATAACTCGCAGTTGTTTCAGCGGCACATTGACTTTTTCGCTGTTTATTCCTTTTGATGCAATTGCACTAATAAAACTTTTTGCCATTCCGAATCCTTTTGCGATTGGATTCGATGATTGTATTTCACGTGTTTTAAATTCTTCTGTCATATTAAAGTCTTTCTTTGATTTCAACCAAGACGGGTTATTTGCTATATTTATATTTGAATTCTGTATCCCTTTGTTTTCGGAAGACAATAAATGTTGAATTTGAATATCTTTTTTTCCGGATTGGGCTTGACAATCAGACCCTACGCATTTTTGGCTTTTGTTTTTATTACAACCGCAACTCATATTGTAGTTTTAATTTAAAGGAATTGCTCTCCAGTGAGTTAAATTAGAAATCAGTTTAGGATTTACAAGGGTATATGCAGTATCTGAAAGTGACATTTTTACAGCACGCATGTATAGTTTATTGAACTGTTTTGTTGCAGGATATAAAACTGGACTTTCTAAGAATACAGTAGAAGAGGTTAACACAGAATTAGTATTTGCCATTAAATTGTTTATTTTATTTTTCAAATAACTATAAAACTTGATTTGTTTTTTTAACCAAACCAATTCAGCAAAAGATGGAATATAAAAATCCAACCAGGCTTTATTTGTTGGTTGATCAGGTTGATCATCTTCTTCAACTTCATTCAATTTGGATTCTATTCGATTTCCGAAAATTTTATTATAAGAACCACTATACAAAGAAGTTTGTGTGTTTAATGGGAGCTTGTTTGAAAAACTATAGGACACAAGTTTAGGATAAATTAAAATTGCATATTTCGTTGAATCGTTTGATACATGATTTGTTGCTCCAGTGAAAATTGGCAATGAACTGGGAATATAAATTCCTGCGTATATAAGATTTTGAATATAAGAACCTGGAGTTACATTAGTAAATACAGATTCTGACATGCTTGTTGCATACCAATTTCCCCTGTCATCCTTGACGATAGGTGAAAGATTAATAGTAGAACATTCCGTTTTCGAAACAAAAACACCGAAACAGTCCTCCTGTTTTGTAAGTGTACACGAACAGTATTTTGTGTTATCTAATAAATTTGAAGTATAACAACTTCCCCAATTGATTTTGTTTTCATTCAATGTAGAAATTTCAACAGCAGTTAAATTATTGCTTATCATTATTGATTTTTTGGATTTCTTCCAGAACAGGTTGGAAATTCATTCAATAAAAGAAGTCCAGTTGCTCCTATTATAGTTTTTAGATAAGGAAAATATTGACCGCCTGTGGCGAAACATTCGTGATAACTTAATTCTCCGGTTTTTCCTATT